CCTCACTTAAGATTCGTGACTTAGCTGCTTTCCTTCACAGGAACGCAGACTTAGTTCTTACAGCAAAGGGATAAACTGCTTCGGTGGTTCGTCCCGGCTATCAGTCTCAGTTAGGGAGTTTCTCAAGACGAAAAGTCTCTCTTTCGATTGACTCTAAGTCTTTGAGGACAAAGGAATCCATCTCACGACGAATCCTTGCAAGAGGTGACCACAATATGTGCGATCTTCTTACTTGGGCGTCGGGGCCTTTAGTGCTAAGCGCATAGCGCAGAGCACCGGCCCATGGACCGATGTCACCATAACCTCTAACTTGGTAATCGAAGTCGGCATATAGTGAATTAGAAATAATATATTCCATATTATTACTAACAGCTACAAGCCGTCTTCTAAGCCTAAGTGACTCAAGTGCAGTGTTAAACATGCTACTAATCGATTGGTCCACTTTGAGAAGATCTCTCTCCGTGGCTGCCAATTCATCAAAATCGATAAAGATTAGATTTTTGACGAAACTGATAAGATCTCTTTCAGAAAGAGATGTATCAATTAAATCATATGTCTGATCTCTTACCCTCATGATATGGTTGATAAGGCCATACCATGTTGGATGATATTGATGATGCCGTAGATCACCTGTAAATAGAAGCCTTTTGGTTTCTAAACGGGTGAATTCCAATCTATTAAGTAATCTAATTAACATTCCAGAGAATTTCAGTTCGATGTCTAAACGCATCGCGCGAATGCTTTCTAGCTGCTCAGGGGAAACCCCCTTTCGTAGTTTACTAACACTCGTGACCAATCTAAGGAAGTATGAAAAACAGATGTTTAGGAGTGTTAATACTCCATGCATACGTTCAACGTACAACCCACGGAAAGGAAACTGGAAGTCTCTAACAATATTATTTAGATACCCATCTAGATTTTCTTTAAAATCTAGGTATCTATTAGTAGTTTGCACAGATAGCTTTACTGCCTCTTCAGTGATAGCACTCCTCATTAATTTGAGGACTAAGTGTTCACTGGGGATAGGTAATTCATCGCTCAGATGCCTGGCTAGAAGCACTCGTGCTTCTTCGCTGGTCATTAAACCATGAGTTCACCTAAGAGCAGAATTAAACGGGCGTAAAGTCGTTTCAAGGTAGTTTCGGGATAGACCGATTTCTCGGTTTCCTACTCTTACTTTTAATCCGGCTAAAGCCTTTATTACAAGTTCTACAAAGAGGCCTTTGTATAAACAAAGGTTACCTCTCAAAATAATAAACTCAAAAAGTATTGTGTAAATACGCAATACTGATGAGATATTATCAGAGATACCTCTAAGTGGAAGTCCTGTAAGTTCAACTCTCCCTTTTATTCACCTCTTAGCAAATTCGTATGTTGTTTTACCAACATGCGTTTTTGCGACAGAGATGTCAACCCCTAGACGTGACATCACAGATATATATTTCAA